AAAATTTTTGTTGAACTTGCTAAAGAGTGTGATGGCTATACGAATCGCGATGTGACTATCATGGAGTCTTGTATCTCGGAACTTGCCTTCCCCTTAGTTCACGTTAATGGGGATGTGTACTTGTTATGTGGTACAAATCCATCTGGTCACAACCTGACTGTGTATGTCAACAGCATTGTGAATTCTCTTATCTTTCGATGTGCATATAGAGCTTCATGTCGTCTAAAGATAGCAAAGCGCTTTCTTAATGTCATATCTCTTAGTACTTATGGTGACGATGCTATTGCATCTGTTTCCCGAGCTTGTGAGCTAACTTTTGAGTTCATGCAAGCATATCTGGCTATGTATGATATTGTATTCACCACTCCTGATAAAAGTGATGGAATTGGTGTTCGATACTTCTGCAAAAATGAAGTTGACTTTCTGAAGAGAAAGACAGTTTACATACCAGAGCTGTGCATTAGTGTTGGTGCTTTAGCACTAGATTCTATCTTCAAGTCTTTGTGTTGTATTGTCCAGAGAAAGGAAGATGCTAAAACAGTAACGCAGAATAATTTGACTGCAGCTGCGAGAGCATTTTTCTTCCATGGCAGGCGTGTTTTTGAGGAAAACAATGCAAAACTTGTTGACATATGCGAACACTTTGGTTGGCCCGTGTCTGAGTTAAAGTTAGACATATCTTTCGATACACGTGTTCAAGAGTTTCTTGACCGTTCTAGATCCATGTATGCTAAATGCTTCCTTAATGTTAGGAAGAAAGAATACCAACATTCCATAGCATACAAGGTGAAGAAGTTGTATCCAGATTACTACAAAAGTGTAGTGGAGGAGTATCTTCCTCCTACTATACTCGTTTAAGAACTTACGTGCATTTTACCTGTGAGCCCGGTCCGGGATCGACCTTACCAAAAAAGCCACACTATACTAGTGATTACTCATAGGTAAAATAGCATGTAGGTGCCGGTCCTACACTACTATGTGCGTAGTATAGTGACGGTAGTTGAGAGTTTTTTAGCTCTCGTGTGCCACGCACACAGGAAACGGCTAGACTTAGTTCCTATAGTAGTAAGAATTTTGTCGAATAACTTAAACACCCTACTGGTAGTAATGAAGATATGAATAACGAGATGCCAGCTTCATCTCAAATCGAAGCTGAAAATTTGACGCCTATGAACACCTCACAGGCGTCAGACAGGATGGGAATTCAGACAGTTGAATTCAAAGATCATAACAGAGATTGGGTTTCCACAATCCCCACAAGTATTGACCAAACACGTTTGGTGGCTTCTACACCTGAGGTTCCGTTAAGGGACTTTTTTAGTCGCCCAAGACAAATTTGGAAGAATACGTGGACTGGTGCTGACTCTACAACTCAAAGAGCAATAGTAATTAACCCATGGGTGGAATACTTTAGTTCGCCTAGTGTAAAAGCTAAGTTAGAATCTTTTGCTCAGATGAGATGTTCTCTCAAGGTTAAGATAGTAATAAATGGTAATGGATTTCTTTATGGTTGTAAAGCTGTGTACTATCATCCCATGACATGGAGGGATGTGAATGCAGGATATAGTGGCTTGTCACTCAATGCAGGCAATGTAACAACGGCTTTTCGTACCAAGGATTTTGTGAGACATAGTCAAAAGATGCATGGTTTCTTAATACCCGCTGAGTCTCTTGGATGCACTTTTGAACTTCCATTTTTATGGCACAAAAATTGGTTAGATACCACAAATGGTGAAATTTCCTATATGGGTAATCTCATATTTGTCACATTGAATAATTTGAAGTCTTTGAGCGTAGGGTCACCACCTGAGGTAGACTATGCTGTATTTGCATGGTGTGAGAATATGGAATTATCACTTGTTACTGATAAAGATGTTGTCATAGGTAACAGTGGTGTTTCAATGCCATGGCCAGCACAACCAACAGCACCTTACACTCCAACTGCGCCGATTGCCGAATCTCATGCTGGTTATGAGGATGAGTATGGTAAAGGACCAGTTAGTAAGATGGCAAATTCTTGTGCCCTTGCGTCACACAGTCTCTCCAAAGTCCCTGTTATTGGGCCCTATGCTAGTGCAACAGCATCAGTATTTGGCGCATTAGGGAGTTTGGCTTCCTTGTTTGGGTTTTCAAGACCTGCTATCATTAAGGACATTGCACCATATAAACCTATGTATTTAGGCAACATGGCTAACACAGATGCTGGAGACACAGTTCAAAAGCTATCTTTGGATTCCAAGCAGGAAGTTACGGTAGACCCCAGAGTTGTTGGTTTGGATGGTATTGATGAAATGACCATAGCTTCAATAGCAGGTCGTGAGTCATTCTTCCGAACCATAACCTGGGAGGTGGATTTTGCACAGGAACAACGAGTAGGAGTCATTGCAGTTAATCCCATGACTTGTCGTGTTCCAATGGACTCATCAATTGCAACGTTCGAACGTAAAATTGATATGTCAGGTTGTGCTTACGCAGCATTACCTTTTGGTGCATGGCGTGGTACTATGAGATATAGATTCCAAATCATAGCTTCTCAATTCCATAGGGGTAGATTAGCATTTGTTTGGGATCCACGTAATGTGACAGAGCAGCTTGTTTCTGGTAAGAATTCCAAAGCTATTGATGTACGAAATTATTTCAAGGTGATTGATTTGGCTAATTGTCGTGATTTCACAATAGATATTGGTTGGGGTCAGGACACTAGTTTCCTGCCCTCCCTTGTACGTCCTGGTTCTGGAACATGGACCGAGAATGCTATTTTCATAAATAGTACAGCCTCACCCACTCCATTGAACCTCAATAATAGTAATGGAATGCTTGGTATTTATGTTCTGAATCCTCTTGTGTCCACCAATAATGATGGCGTGTCTGGTAATGATGTTGAGATAAACGTCTATACCAGCTGTCCTGATTTAGAGGTGGCTAACCCTTTGTGTAATGTGATGAATAGGTATGCTTTTCAACCACCAGCATTTGATGAAGAACCAAATGAATCCGATGATGAAACTACACCCCAAGTAGCTGTATCTCATGCAGGTTTTGATGAAGATACTCAACAGGATCATGCTCCTATGAAAGGAGCTGTACATTGGCAAATAGGCCCAAAATTACAAACACATGATGCCGAAACACAATATGTATTTTATGGTGATCCTATAGTATCATTACGAGCTCTCATGAAGAGATATTCTTTTTATGTAGCCTATCCTCTCACAACGAAGAATCAACAAGAAGATAACGGAACAGTTATCAATGATTATTGTTTTCCAGACTATCCCATTTCACCGGGAAGAGTTGGATACTCTAATCGCCCTCCTAGCATTGCAACGACTGACAATAAAGGTGTTAATACTGGTATGTTTGGATGGTGTTATGCCATGCACAGTTTTCTCAGCTTTTACTCTCCTGCTTTCTTATGTAGAAGAGGTGCAATCAGATGGAAATACTACACTCAGAGTTCAACCCTGTATGCTGCCGATGGCAATATTCACTCTCAAGGTTGTCCACCACTATTAACAGTAGCTCGTGGTGCAAACCCCGAGAATGACCTTCAAGTGAGACAGATAGCAGACGATGGCAACACAGAAACAGGCTATAGAACGATGCGTGAATTTAGGACTAATTTGCCTGATGGCATTGGAGGTCAATGCGTTACTTCGACCGAGAACCAGCCAGTTTTAGAAGTAGAATTACCATTTTACAACTATCACAGGTTTGCACCTACACAGGATTTCGCTGACTTCAGTGTCAATAGTTCAAATATGACTATAGTCACAAATGATTCACCTCACCATGCTTTGTCTGTATCCATGACAGGATACAAAGAGCAAAGTTCCACTTTATTATCTTATGTAGCAGCGGGGGATGACTATTCCCTCAGTATGTATTTAGGTCCTCCTTTAATGTACTATGTTGACTACATGAAACACATTCTGCCAGTTGCTGAATTACCGTTTACGAAAATTCAAGACTGAATCATAGCAGACAACTAATTCTGGTCCGGATTAGTTTTTATTACGACAGTAGTCGTAGGACCGCAAGCACTTCTTTGTAATCGTAGGCAGTTATGATTACATCACGAAATTATATTTTTTGCGCAGCAACACTTATAATCAGTGAAAGTGTTGAACTGCACTTTATTAGTTTTTCGCAGTGACAGTGTTTGGTGTTACCACATTGTGGTGACATTGTTACTGACTTTGCAAAAAA